ATCATGTCGGGCAATCTTGAACAGGATATAATTGATGAAACTGGAACAGACGATACTAAAGAATCTGATTTACAATGATGAATATCTACGAAAAGTTATTCCTTTTCTAAAGACAGAGTATTTTCAACATGGTACTGAAAGAATAATTTTCAATGAAATATCATCATTCGTATCATCTTACAACTCTACACCAACGATTGAAGCTATTACACTTGCCGTCAAAGAAAAGAAAAATCTTACAGATGACCAAGTGGCGCAGTGTGAAACTTACCTACAAGAAATTGTTGAAACTTCAAAGGATGAAACCAAAATCGCTTGGCTCCTTGACAAATCCGAAATATTTTGTCAAGAGAAAGCTATTTATAATGCTGTCTTGGAAAGTATTTCTATTCTCGATGGAAAGGATAAATCTAAAGAGAAGGGAGCTATTCCCAAGATATTGGCTGACGCATTGGGTGTAGGTTTTGATACAAATATTGGTCATGACTACTTAGAAAACTCCGATGAGCGATATGAATTCTATCATAGAAAAGAAGAAAGAATTCCATTCGATCTAGAATTCTTCAATAAGATCACAAAAGGTGGTCTACCCGCAAAGACATTGAACATTGCACTAGCGGGTACTGGTGTTGGTAAATCTTTGTTCATGTGTCATGTTGCAGCAGGATGTATGGTGCAAGGAAAGAATGTTCTCTACATCACAATGGAAATGGCTGAAGAAAAAATTGCAGAACGAATCGACGCCAACTTATTGAATGTCACTATTGATGAACTTGCCACACTATCAAAAGAAATGTATGATAAGAAGGTGCAGAGAGTAAGAAACAATACAACAGGAAAACTTATCATCAAAGAATATCCTACCGCAGCAGCATCTACTGTACATTTCAGGACACTTCTAAATGAACTTCATCTCAAACGTAGCTTCACTCCTGACATTATTTTTATTGATTATCTTAATATTTGCGCCTCCGCAAGAATCAAAGCAGGAGCAAATGTCAACTCATACACCTATGTCAAGTCAATTGCCGAAGAACTGCGAGGTCTTGCAGTTGAGTACGGAGTTCCAATCGTCAGTGCTACACAGACTACAAGAAGCGGATTTACTTCATCTGATCCCGGGCTCGAGGACACAAGTGAGTCTTTTGGTCTGCCAGCAACCGCAGACTTGATGTTTGCTTTGATAACATCCGAAGAACTTGAAGCCTTGAATCAGATTATGGTCAAGCAGTTGAAGAATCGTTATTCTGATCCTACGACACATAAGAGATTCGCTGTTGGTATTGACAAATCAAAGATGAGGCTGTATGATGTTGAACAAGCAGCACAAAATGGTATAGTCGATGCAGGTAAAGTTGACGATAAGCCTCTGAATAGTTTTGGTGATAGAGAAAGACTGTCGGGTAAGAAGAATAAGTTCGGAGGTTTCAAGGTATAAATATTTTCATTTGAGAATATAAAAATGGCTGGATTATCCGCAGAAAGACAAGAGAAAGGCGTCATTGATAAAATCAATGGTGCTGTGAAGAAAAACAAAAAAAGTCCAATAACTCTAATTGCAGGTAAAACAACACTAACTGGAGTAATTGGTGCAGAAAAATATAAAGGTCGTCAGATTGGTGGCTCGGAACCATATACCGATGTAATAATATATCAACTTGTGAATGGAAAAAAAATTCCTATCAATTGTTCGTTAAAAGGAGAATCTGCACCATCTCTTGCTGGTGGTGGATTAAAAGGTTTGGAGCTTGCTGTTCCAGGAATAGCAAAAAAATTTATGACAACGGCTTTCGATCAATTGAAAATAAAAGAAAAGTTGAATCCTGGTGACAAGGTACCAGATGTTTTTGGAAAAATATCAGACAAAGATAAAGTAAAAATTGTTGTCGGAAATCAAAAAATGGGTGGTCCTATAGACTATATGTACATTGGACCCATGACTGTTGGTGGTAGTTACGATGAAAAAACAAACGTATTGACACTGAATGGAACATTAACTGAAGCAAAAACATATGCAAAAACTCATGACTTATATTTTAGATTAAGAGCAAGACGAGAGGATCAAAGATTTGATCCAGAAGCAAAAGATAAAGATGGTATTCCAAAAATATATGGAAAATCTCCATCTAAAGGCGATTCTGCTGGAAGAATAGTTGTCACGGATAATGTTCCCAACAAAGCAATCATAGTTAAGTTATAATGCCACTAACACACGATTTTGATAAAATATTCAAAGAGTATCAGGATGCATCTGATGATTTTGGATTTTCTGCCGTATCTGAAGAAGAATATAATTCAGTAATAAACAAAACAGCAGAAACAGCAGATGATTATAAAACAAGATTGGATGAAGTAGAGAAACTTATCATACCATTCTTACAGAAGCTATATCAAACAGCGGACAAAGAGTACATTTATTGGCCCAACAGAAAGCCTGTAATAGAAAAACAAATTGAGAGAATATTAAAACTCACACGTGGATGATGTTAACCTAAAGGTATAGGAAATGTCAGACGATATCAAACCAGATTTCAAAAAATTCAAAAACAAAAAGAAACTAACAGTACCAGAAGAATTTCTAGACAATGCAAAAAGTTATGAAGATAAACAGATGCTCGTAAGAGTATTAACTGAAAGAGAAAAAGGAAGAGTTCTACTGATAATGAAGTCACTCCTGGCTGATGCAGTAAAATCAAGAAATCGAAAATGAAACAATTACTTGAAATACTACCTAAAATCTTAGGTATGATGCCTGAGATTGTGAAATACATAAAGTATATTCCAATCATCATGCTGTTAGCTGGTATAGCATATGCTGTCTATTATGTAACAAAGAACTACAAAGATCCTTACATGTGCCATGATAATGAAATATATGAACAGATTTCAATTACTTCTGGTGTTTATAAATTTAAAGGTGGATATTGCATAAGCGATAAGTGAGGTTGTTATGAGCTTTTATGATTTTTATAGTAGCGTTAGAGGTAAATTGGAAAGGAGAGCGACAGGATTTGATTACATTTTTGCTTATCTAAAACAGATAAAAAATCCAGTAATAGTTGAAACTGGTTGTGCCAGACAAGAAAATAATTATGGTGGAGACGGACAAAGCAGTATTCTATTTGACAGATTCATTCATGATCATGGTGGAGAATTTCACACTATAGATATTTCAGAAAAAAATGTCAACTTTTGTAAAAGAAAAATATTAAGTTCAAATAGTCAAATATATTTAAATGATAGTATCACTCAACTAAAAATACTAAATGATGAGTTTCAGAAAGAAAATAAAAAAATTGATTTTCTTTATCTAGATAGTTTCGATGCAAGCACTATAGATACTCACATTACAGCAAAAAGTGCATTACATCATTTATACGAATTTATTACTATATTACCATCATTGAATTCTGATGCATTAATCGGTGTGGATGATAATTGGTACAAAATCCACGATAACAATACGTTACTTGAAGGAAGTGTTTGTGGGGGGAAAGGTCAATTCATTTTCGATTACATGAAAAGAATTGGTAACAATCCTTGTTATAATGGTTATCAAATAATTTGGAAATATTAATATGAGTGCTGTTGTCATTTTACCCACCACGGGTGCTCCTGAAGTTCATCATGCAATTGAAAGTGTTCTAGCGCAAACTTATCCGACAACTTGTTATGTTGTCTGTGATGGTAATCAATTCAAAGGTAAAGTCAAGGTTATTGTTGACAATTACCTATCAAATAAAAATATCAAAATCTGTTTCTTACCAGAAAATGTTGGTGCAAACGGATTCTATGGCCATAGAGTTTATGCAGCATTCTCTCATCTAGTGAATGAAGATTATGTTTCATTCTTAGATCAAGATTGTTGGTTCGAACCAAATCATATTCAATCCTGCGTAGACACTATTCAAAAAAATAACTTAGAGTGGGCATATAGTTTAAGGAAAATCACAGATAAAGAAGGAAACTTCTTATGTAATGATGATTGTGAAAGTCTAGGTAAATGGCAAGCATGGACTAATGTTCACCATATTGATACAAACACCTATTGCGTTCGCCGTGATGTTCTGATAAGATTAGCATCAGCTTGGCATGGTGGTTGGGGTCAAGATAGAGTATTCTTTCACACCATTGCTTCACACTTTAAAGAATGGGATTGCACAAAAGATTACACCGTAAACTATATGCTTGATGGTAATCAAGGATCAGTATCGAAAGGATTCTTCGATCAAGGTAATAAAGTGATGTATGATTTTTATAAAGGAAAACTTCCTTGGCGAAAAGATTGATAGTAGGTAAAACTAGTTTCATAGGAAAAGAACTAGCTAAACTGAAGAATTATGATATCGTTGCATATAAAGATGTTCATCATGTTGATTTTTCTCAATATGATGGTGTGATTAATTGTGCATTAAATCCTGTATTTAAAACTCAATCATACGATGAAAAGGTCGATGTTGATTACGAGATGGCAAAACTTGCATATGAAAACGATTGCCATTATGTAATGATATCGACCAGAAAAGTTTACGGTTCATCATCAGAACTGAAAACATACACCGAAGAAAGTCCTACAAATCCATTTGACTTTTATAGTGAAAATAAACTAATCTGTGAAAATAAAATCATAGAGGACTTTGGTGATAAATCAGTCATAGTCAGAGGTTCTAATCTGTTTGGGTTTGAATTAGGTAGACAATCTTTCATGGGCTTCTGTATGGATCAATTGAAGCATAGTGAAAAGATTATATTTTCAATTAGTGAAAAAACAAAAAGAGACTTTATCGATGTGAACACTTCAGCTCACATGTTAGATAAAATTCTAAAAGGAAAATTAACAGGAATATATAATCTGAGTTCAAATTACGGACTTGAAATAGGTAAAGTAGCAAAACATTTAATTCGTGGTTATGGTAAAGGTGAGTTTTTATGTACCAGTGATGTTGTCAAAGAACAATTCATCATAGACAACACAAAGCTAATCAAACAACTCAAACTTATCTCTCACCCATTTTATATCACAGGTATCATTGAAAATTTAGGAGAAGAACTGTGCAAGATATGATCATTAGTGCTGTGTCGGAGTACAAATACGACAAGATGAAATATTGGGTGAACTCAATCAAAAAATGTGGTTTTAAAGGTAGAGTTGGAGTAGTCGTATTTAATATCACAGATAACACAATTAAAACATTACAGAACGAAGGTGTTGAGGTCTACTTAACAACAGATCAAAGAAACGAAAAAAATGACGGATACTTGTTCAGAAAAGGAACAACTTATCATGTACCAATGCTGAGACATTATTTTTATTGGGCAATTTTATCTCAAATGAAAGACATTCGTTATGTCATTTCTACAGATATTTCTGATGTTGTATTTCAATTAAATCCTTCGACATGGCTAGAAAATCATCTTGGTGATAAAAAATTAAATTATGGATGTGAAGGACTGCTGTACAAAAATGAAACATGGGGAAATCAAAATATGATGGAATGCTTTCCACAGTTGTACCATCATATGAAAGATAGACCAATTTACAATGCAGGATCGATGGCAGGTGAGTTTGAGATGTTTAAGAACTTTTCATTAGCTGTTTCTTTAGCCATTAACAATATCCCACATCCAACTCCAGATCAAGCTGGTGTTAATGCCATGTTATCAATTGAACCATACAACTCTATTACGAAGTTCAATGACCACGATACAAACTGGGCATGTGAATGTGGGACTACTGTAGACCCACATAAAATAAACACGTTCAGACCCCATCTGTTGAGTCCTGAGCCTGTTTTTGATGGGGAATACGTTTATACAAGTAAAGGTGAGAAATATGTAATGGTGCATCAATACAATAGAGTGCCTGAATGGAAAGAAAAGATTGAGGCAAAATATGACTAGTAATATTTCAGTAGTTACAGCATTCTATGATATTGGCAGAGGTAATTTACCAAAAGTAAAACATGGTAGAGAACTACCATGGTATCAGCACAGGAGTGTAGACACCTATTTTGATTTTTTCAATAATTTAGCAAAACTTCAAAATGAAATGGTGATCTATACAACACCAAACTTTGAAGATAGAATAAGCACAATCAGAAAAAATCATGGCTTAGAAGAACTAACAAAAGTTGTAGCTACAGAATCATATCTTCCCAAAGGTTTTGAACTCACAAAAGCCATGGTACAGAAGGTGATGAATGATCCAAACTATTACGATAAGATTGTCAATCCTCAACTGATTGAATATTGGCATGCCGATTATGTTCTTGTAAATATCTTTAAATCATGGTATGCAGTTGATGCTATAGAAAAAGGTTTAGTTCATAACGACCTAACTGCA